ATCTGAGGCCTCTTGTAGAACTTCCTTATCAAAATTCTCCAGCCCATCTTTTGCGATAGCGCGCTTTAGATGGGTGCCTGAACCCCAGTACTTTTGGAAGGTTGGGTATCTTCCATACTTGTACCTGCCAACATAGATGCGACCGTCAAGCCGATTCGTGATCCTGTATACACACCCAAACATCGTCTTACCTCTATTCAATTAGTGGCAATGTCCAGAAGGTGTGTTTTCATCGAGTAAAATATCTACTTGCTACCAGCATTTTTCTTAGGTTCAGGTTGGGTCCAGGCTGCAAACCCAGCTGCGACACCAATCACAGTTGAGGTCCAACTTGCTAGAACAGTCAACTCTGTTGGTGAGAGCTGAGGGTTAGCAACGGCGATGACGTTCGTGGTAAACCACCACCAAACATACGCTGCAAGGAGGCTAACGAGGCCGGTGATAAGGGTGCGCTTGGCTCTATGGGTGCGGGAGGGCATATGATTTTCACTCCTGATTCTTGGATCACCTTGTGAATCTGTGCGAAGTAAGCATCCAACGATGCTTGCTCCTTTTCAGATGGTTGGGTTGAGGTCATTGTCTGCATGTAGTCGATGATGACTGGAATGAAAGAGTCTTTCATTTCGTTCGCTCATCGTAGGAATCTCCAACCACAATCCCGGTTTGGCTTAGGTGGGTATACATCTGAGCCTGCTCTTCGTGATAGCTTGCTTGGAATCGAGCTTCGGCGCGTTGAGCAGCGGGGTAGGTGAAGGTGAACTTTCCGACCCCGCTTCGAGTATCGAAATTCGTCGCGGTAAGGGTTGAGCAACCCACTAACCAGAGTGTGCAAAGGATCAAGAGTAGTTGTTTCATTCCATTCCTCACTAATTACAATATGGAGACGATCCCATGAAAGACCAGGAAATCATCAACGAAGTTTTCGAGCTCGAAAAAGAGATTGGTCGAAAGCTAACCGAGAGCGAACTGGATCAGTTCCTCGAAGATGTATTCAACCCCGAGCCCCTTCACCAGGAACTTCCTCGTGAACAGGTTGAGCAAGAAGGCTGACCCTCCATCCGCGATGCTCCTGCTTCTTACCGCTTAGGACTTCTCTCATCATAGTCTGGCTAAGACCGTGTTCAATACAGAAAGGGTCAAACCCACCTGTCACAGAGTGTATTGCTCCCGAGGCAAGCTCTTCAAAAACAAAGGTCTTGGAAGAGTGAACTCTGTTAGCAGCTGCTGTCTTGGCAATCGCTTCTGGAGAGCGCTTGGTTCCGATAGGCATTCCAAACCTGATCCCGCGGGTTCGAGCAGTTTCTAAAGCCTTAGCTCGGCTCTTCTTACTTTGATGCTTTCCCTTCATGCCTGAAACTCTACCTATCGTTGCCTGAGAAATCCTGGCTCGTGTTTCTGGGGTGACCACTCTACCAGTCAGAGCAGCGCGAATCTTGTTCTTAGCCTCTGTTGGGTCTGGCCATGGTGTTCGGCTATCTCGGCGGTTGTATCCAAGTCGTGGATTCCGAGACTCGTACGTATGAATCCACTCATCTTCAATTTCAAATAAGCGACGTGTTGAAAGCGTGCTTGGCAAGATCGACAAAACTCCGAAAGAGAAGTTTTCGACCCCATACTTCTCGATGGCCTGGGTTAGAGATTGGTTCGAGCTCTGGCAGCGAAGATGCTCAAGAGCTCTTCGAATCAGGTCTCGGGTTTGACCAATGTAAACCTTCTTATTGATAAGATTGGTGATCAAGTATATTCCTGTCATGGCAGCCTGTGAGCGAAGTATCTGGTGATCTGAGCGTGATCCCCAAAAAAGCAATCTTCTCTATCCTGGATCTCGTTGAGTGCAATCCACTCGACAGAAGCTGCATCATCTGCAGCTTCAACCTTTGGCAAGACAGGTAGGTCGAGAACGAATAAGAACGCATGGGTGATTGTTCGGCCTCGGGGGTCTCTGTAAGGGTTGTCAAAGACGTTTTTGTCTTTGATGCTCTTTTCCAAAACTCGGGTGGTGACATCAATCTTCGTCTCTTCTCTCAACTCGCGAATACAGCCCTGTTGGATAGACTCAGCCTGATCGAGAAAACCGCCCGGCAGAGCGTAGAGGCCTTTCCCTGGGTTTCGACCGCGCTTAATTACGAGAACGTGGCCAAGGCAAACTACAACAGCATCAGTAGTAACAAAGGTTGGTGGGAAGGGTGCTTTCGCCCAAGAAGCTTTATAGTTAAGCACATAGAAGCTTTCATCAGCAAGCTGTTTGAATGCTGGGGAAGTCTCCATCCAATTGAGCACCCAAGCTTTGACTGCTGGGGATAGCAGCGGTAGGCTTTGCACGCGCTCTCTACCATCAGGTAGATAGTTCGTGGCAAATATGGTCTGCCGAACTTGAGTGGAGCTGACCCCGCCTTTCTGAGCTTCCATCAAGGTAAGGTCCCAGTCAGGGAAGAAGTTGAGATAGGAGGTGTCGTCTTTATAGTGACCGATGATGGTCACCTTCGCTACGTCTGGCGCTTCGACGATGGTGTCAACGACTTCGTTGACAATGCTCTTGGCACGAGTCAGCCAATCATGGAAGTTGTATGCGCTGTCAGCAATACCGCGAACGTACCACTGAACCTCGTCCTGAGGATCGATGTCCTCGACTGCTGCGTCGAGCAGGTCAAGGCGTTCGCGGAAGGTGAATGGGTTACGGACCGAGCGTGAAGCAGTCTTGGAGCCGACCAAGATGATGACGTTGTCAGCAAGCTCAGCACAGCGCTTGAGAATAGCTTCGTGGCCAACGTGGACAGGCTGAAATCGCCCGATGAAGACTGCAACGTCATACGGCTTTTTGATGTCTTGCATGGTGTTCCTTTCGGCCAACTCCGTGTCAGCCTACAGAGATAATATACGAACGCTACCGAGAAGGTGTTACTATTTTTTACCCTTATTCCAAGGGGTGTGGGGAATCTTTCGGAATTCTTCAATCCGTGGAACATTGGAAGCTGGGAAGGTCTTAGTCAGAACCCGATATTCTGCGCGAAGAGATCCGGTTGGAGCAGTCAGAAGCATGATCATCGTGGTAGAGAGAACGGCTGCAGCAAGGGTTACGAACCCATCGGAAAGAATCCCTCCACCTCGTGGAACCTGCAGAGCAATCATCAAGAATGCACCAGCAAAAGCGCTCCAAGAGGCTATGCGTGTGATATGAATCTTGTGAAAAGCGTTTGACACCCACGGGCGTAGCAACTCATCCTCTGTGACTACTCCTAGGAGGTTGAGGTCTCTCAACCACTTGATAAAGCTATCTCGTGCTCGAAAGCGTAGCGTAATCCCAGCGAGAAACAGCAATCCGGTAGTGGCCATTAGCACAGGGGGATGAAAAAAGCCAATGATTGCGTACAGAAAGTCAAGAAACGGCATGGTGGCCCCCTACCATAAATTAGTAGGCGTGGCGTAGAAAGCGCTGTAACCTCCACTTCTTCCAAGACCACCCTTTCGGCATGGCTTCGAGAGCTAAAGCAGCTGCAGCATGCGAAGCAGTCAGCATCAGCACTTCGTAAGGAATTGCTTTCTTCATATACATCCAGCGGTCACTCACATGAATAAAAGCAACAAGTGTAGTGACTCTCTGCAACCTAGCGACCTCGTAAGACTCTACTGCTGCGATGATCGGTTCGAAAACATATTCGGTCCAATCATTGAACGCTCTTTCGATTGTAACAGGATTGGTATCGTGTAGGTGGTAGAGCGGATTGACCTTCCGCTTCTCCTCTAAGAGGTACTTGTGAGTCTCAACGTGCGCTTTGATACGTTTGAAGACCCAAGGCTCCTCGCTCAGGGAGCGTAGCGGAGAGATGGCTCGATGAAGAGTCTTCTCTTCTAGCTTTTCTACCCACTCCTCTTCCTCACTAACGCGGGAGAGCTTCTCAATCATTCTAGTTTCCTTTCGCTTTGAATTCAGCGAGTTCTTTAGCAAACTTCTTCCGGAAAGCTTCAGCAGCTTCGGAAGGGGTGTCGTATACGTGCCATCCAGACTTGGTATCTCCGTTGAAGATAGGCTGAGTTCTGGTGGCTCCATCGAAGGGGATGAAATCTTTCTGAAATCCGAACTTCGGCCAGGCAGTGGCCTTAGCGTCAATAAGCGCTTTTTCTTCAGGAGTCAGTCGCTTAGCCAAAGATAGCCTCCATTGCTGTGGTGTAGTTAGTGCGGATCTTCTCCATCTCAGCTTCAGCAGAGGCTTTGAAGGTGGCTTTGTCAACCGGACGACAGTACCAGATATCGCAGGTCTTAACAGCAGTTCTTTCGGTGATAGCTTTGGTCATCTTGTAGTTATCGGTCGCTACCTGCGCGTAGACAATCATCGTATGCTTTGAAGGTCGTTGATCTCCAAAGTGAAGTCCAGCACGAAAGCCTTGCCACTCTTCCTCGTAGATCGCGAGCACTTTGTGGTACCCAGCACTATACGCTTCAACAATATCACCGACGCTGATCGTCTTACCGATGCGGTCAGCATAGCTGCTATAGTAGTCCCAAGGTTCGAACTTGAAGCTATCGATGAAGACTTTAGGGGGTTGAGCTCTCCCTAACTCGCGCTTGAAGTCGAGAAGGGTCATGGAAGATTCCATTCAGTGCGGATATTCTCACTCTGAATGTATTTGATCATAAAGATCAAACCATCAGAAGTGTCGATGTGGTACTGTTCGAGGAAGAAGGTCTCAGGCGCATCTTGGAGGAGCAAGCGTTTCAGCTCGATCGCCTTAGCGTCGAGACTACCAACCGCTTCTCTATCAGCCCAACCTCGCTTACTCATCCACTCTTGACCCATAGCCCAAACCTGCGCCTCGTAAGCGTCAGAGGTAGCGAATTGGAGAGGTTCCCCGCCGTTACCGTGACCATCTTCGCGGATGGCGAGAAGCTGACTATGACCGCCATCCCAGAGGAGCTGGGCATGCTTCAGAGGGAACTTGCCTTCCATCGCATAGTAGTAGTTCCTGTGATGAAACGCGAACCCGTTGAGGAACATGATATCCTGATCAGCGGGAGCGTAGGGCAATACCCTGGGACGTGAAAGCCCCAGTCCCTCGAGAATCGATTTGTCGAGCCTTTGCATCAGACGTTCCTTCCGTCTTCATAGACGAATTTGAGAGCGGGGAATCGAATCGAAGGCAAACCGGTTTTCCGGTTGATGGTCTCTTCGAACCACCTGACAGTGATGGTTTTTCCAACGATCTGTGAGGCATCCTTGAACCAAGCGCGGCGCTGTTCACGGCTGAGACCGGTTCCAACGCCAACAGTGTTGGTCAGGCCCAGAGTCTCAGGTTTGGTTCCGGTGTAGGTGATGTTGAGGCGAAGCACCATGTCTTCGTTCTTCCGAACCCCATCTTCCAGGAATCCGAACGGCCCGGATTCGATACCATCGACAACGAACTCGCCATCGAACATCGACTTGAGCTTGAGCAGGTCCCAGGACCTCTTGCCGAGGTAGGTCGTATCTTTGCGAAGGATCAAGCCTTCCCAATTATTCTCCTCAGCCTTGTCGAACATCACAGTCAGCTGGTCTTCGTCGGTGATGAGCACCTGCTCCAGTTGAGTGATCATGGGCGTGGTTCCGGTCTTGAACAGCTCAACAATCCTTGCTTGACGTTCGGACAGAATCGATGTCGACTTCCGAGCATTGAATTCGTCAAAAGTCAGCAGGTCGAAGAGTTGATAGCGAGGGTTGGCGATGGTGTGAGAGCCCTTCCCTTTCCCCTTGTTGATCTCTTTCATGACCCAGTCAAAGTGCTCGTTGCCCTCATCGTCAACGATGCAAATCTCACCATCGAAAACTGCGTTGCGCAGGTTAGGCCAGACTTCTTTAATCTCGTCCTTGATGCGAGTGAGAGTGTCGAACTCGTTACCTTCTCGACTCATCAACTTGACATCACCAAGGTTGTCGATGATCCCCAAGCAACGAACACCATCACACTTGCGTGAAGCGTAGTAGTGATCTTTGGCGAAGTCGATGGGGTCTTTGAGCGAGAAGTACTTCTCAGCTAGCGCGACATCGAAGGTCGGAATCAGGTCGGGGAACGCTTTGTTGATGGTCGATACGCCAGTCGAGATCTGCAGATCTTTGTCGATGATTGCCAGGATCAGGGCGCGATTGTGCTGAATGGTCTTGATCTTGGTGAATCGAAGGATGGCGCGAATGGCGGCAAGGCCGGTGACCTTTCGGTAGCGAAGAGCGTCGAGCAGATCGAAGAGGTCTGTGTAGATGGTCTCACCAGCAGTGCTGTTGTTGACAGGGCCTCCGAAGAGATTGGGGCCGGAAGCCAAGCTCGATCGCTCTTGCTTGATCACGTTCTCTGAGGAAATGTAGTAGCGGTAGTAGGGATTGAATGTGTAGTAAAGCACATCCTGTTGGTCGGGATACTTGGCGAGGATCGCCTGCTTGTCTTTGTTAGACGCAGTGTTCTGAAGTTCGGTGACCAGATTCTGCAAGCGATCGAGATTGTATGTCATAGGAACCTCTCGTGTAGTATATCTGGGTTCTACTGAGGATCTTCTAAAATCTTTGACTAACTAAACATGGAGGGCACTATGGAACTGCCGACTTGGGAGTCTGCTGGGGTTGCAACCGGCCATCCAGTTGTCGATGACGAGCATCGACGATTGCTAGAGCTCCTCCACAGCCTCTCTCAGCTGCTGGATAATGCTGAAGATGGTCGCGATCTCGATTCGATCACGCTACTCAATTGCACTAGCGAACTCATCAACCACGTTGTCATGCACTTCATGCATGAAGAGTCTTTGATTGACTCTCTATCAACGATGCCGAAGGTTGAGAAGACTCTTCACAAAGAAGAACATCAACGATGGAAGAAGCGAATCATGGATGTGGTAGAGCCGATGCGCGTTGCTCGAACCGATCTAGAAAGACGAGCTCGCCTCAGTAAGCTAGTAGATTGTGTCTACTCGTTCTGGATTGGGCACGTCATGCAACACGATCAGCACCTCACCTACCACATCAAGACTCAAGGAATTCTACCCAGCCAAGCCTTTTAGCGTTGATCTCATCAGGTAACCAATCTCAAGGGAGATTCGGCACTAACTATGTATGAATACAGCAAAGGCTACAGGTCTCATCTATATCGCACGCTGTCTTGTAACTGACAAAGCTTACATTGGACAGACTGTTTCAACCCTCCAAACCCGAAAGCTAAAACATCTGTGGTGCGCTAATCGCTCCCAACAATACAACTGGCACTTCTATAATGCTATTAGGGCATATGGAGCGAACGCGTGGGAGTGGAGTGTTTTGGAAGACACTATTCCTCGTGAACAGCTAAATGAACGAGAGAGCTTTTACATCGCACAGCTGGGAACCTTCGGAGAGGGTGGTTACAACCTAACTTCTGGTGGAGGTCAACAGCGTGAAGTGTCTGAAAGTACCCGCCAGAAGCTCAGCGCTGTACATAAGGGTCGTATCAAATCCCCAGAATGGCAAGCTAAGATCACAGAGGCTTTGAAAGGTAAGATTATCAGCGAAGAGCAGCGGGAGAAGATTCGACGAAGTCTCAAAGGCAAGAATGCGGGTGAGAGAAACCCGAACTATGGGCAGCGGGGAAGAAAAACTTCAGGCTTCAGTGGTAGGTCTCATTCTGAAGAAACGCGAGCGAAGATGAAAGAGGCTCACAGAGGAGCTAGCACTCGAAGCCGTGAAGTGTGCTGTATCACCACAGACACTAGCTACCCCTCTATGACTCAAGCTTCTCTCGAGACTGGAGTTGCTTCCAGTTCAATCCTTCGCTGCTGTAAGGGTGAGCTGAAGACTGCTGGGAAGTTAGTTTGGGCCTGGGCTACGCAGAAAGACCTTTCGCTTTTAGAAACGCGTTCATAGC